CGCACAAACAAAAGGTGTGAGAAGAGATCTTCTTTTTATTATAAAAATACTTGACTTGCAAGACTTGATTTATTAGTATAGATTCCCATATATTATGATTATTAACATAAGGAGAAAGAATAATGCGATATACATATAAGGTAAGAGAACTAACACCTGATACAGAGGAAATTGTAGATGTTGGAGAAGCAAAACAAATGGAAGCTATGTCTCTTAAAAAACTACAACGTAAACTTGATCCAAAGAAAAAATATTTTATAGAGTACAGGAATAAAAAAAATAACTTTGTGTCTAGAACAATAGAAGGGAGAAACAATGGCTGATCCGAGTAAGTTTAAGTCGGTATCTGTGCCAATAGAAACTTATAAGAAGTTAAACTTTTTAGCTAACAATAAGTTTTTGGATGCACAATTAACGATTAGTAAAACGATCGAAGCTCTTGCAAGCAGAGCAGCAAAGAAGTTAGGATACAAAAATGGCAAATCGAATACATAAAGCTATTTGTCATCATTGTAATGGTAATGGTTATTTGAAGGTAAGCACATCTTCTTATAGCGAAGTACATCAGTGTCCGACTTGTAAATCGGAAGGTGAGATAGAGATAAAGGAGCCCTCGTCAGAAGATCTAGAAAGATTAGTCAGTAAAGCGAGGCTGCAGTGAAAAACCCTGTAGCCAAGCAACTGCGAACACCAAAATTTAGAAGTAAGAAAGTAGAGTCTAAAAAGAAGTACAACAGAAAAAAAAGAGAGATTGTTGGTTATTATTATGACTACGATGGTAAAGAACAGATTTTATATGAGGATAAAAGATAATGATTCCAGAAACAGATAGAGCGTATATTGCAGGACTCTTTGATGGTGAGGGTTGTGTCACTTACAAACAATACATGCGTAAAAGACCACACAATAAAAAAGCATATCCCACTTGGTCGATTAGAATGGAGATAGCCATGACAGATAAATCATTATTGACATGGGTACATGAAGTGTTGGGTGTTGGAACGGTTGGAGAGAAAAGATACAAAACCAAATACACCGTTGGTTGGAAAAAACAATGGCGTTGGCGTTGTCAGTTTAGAGACGCATACTTTGTATCTTGTTTGATATGGCCTTGGTCCCACACAAAATTAGAAAAGATTCAACAGATAATAAAACACTATGATCCTGGGACATGCGGAACCTATGATAAAATAGTGGACCTACAAAAATACAAAGAAAGGATGTTACATCATGACGTTTGAGTATGGTTTAGGTATGTTTGGTTATAACATGATCTGTCTGATGATAGGTTTAGTTATAATATACATAGTGATAAGAAATCTTAAATGAAAGAAAATAATAATAATATAATTAGAGAAGTTGCATTTGAAATAGATGCCTTTGAGTTAAAATATTATAACTATTATGAAAAAGGATCTTTCGAAAAAGTACAAGCAGATTTATACGACGCGCAAGAAACTATAGACAAAGTGGCAGATGAAAGATTTACAGAAGCCGAACGTCTTAATAAATTAAAACAGGCACCTAGTGATATAGATATTTGCATAGCAAATGCAAATACTGAAATAGATGAAATGGAATCTGTTGGTGTACAAAATGGTTTAGTTAGATCTAAACATTTACAAAACTTATTACAAGCAGCGAGATTTAGAAATTCTAAAGATCCCGAATATTATCGTGAGCCAAATGTGGACCATGTTTCAGTAAAAATACCTTGGTACTTAGTAGATAACCTATTAGAAAAATTATATTTAAAATATCATAAAACAAAAATTCACAAATGTTTTGATATCGTACATAAATATCTGTTAGATGATTATGATAATGCAGACAATGCTAGAGGTATATATGTTTTTTGGAAAGAGATGGAAGAGTTGTGGGATGAAGTTGATGATGAAGAAACCTTATCAAATCATTATCACGATAGTGATAATTATTGGGATTATGGAGTTGATCCTAAGTATTGTAAAAATTTAAAAGATTTTTTTAAAAAAAGAATTACAAGAATTAATAGAGCTAAAAGAAAAGAAGTTATAAGACTAAAAAAAGAAGAAATAGCTCGATGTAAAAAAGAGATTGAATTAAAAAAATTACAAGCCCAACAACACAAATTGAGAAATTATCTACCTTTAAAAAAATATGGTAAAGATGTTCCTGGTAGTGTTTATTGGTTTAAAGATATTAATAAAAAGTTCCAAAAAAACCAACATGGTATTTTATATGTAGGAGAGTCTAGAAATTTTCATAAACGTTTTAATGCATACGAACCCAAAGACAATGGTAGATTAACTGAGTTAGAAACAAAATTACAAAACAAATTTCCAAAGATTGATAAAGAAACAATAAAAGAATTTATTAGAGATCCCAAACAATGTCTGATTAGAGTAATATCTCATAAATTTTTGAGTGATAATAGAAGAAGAAGAAACTATGAATCTAGAATAATAAGAAAAGTTAAACCCTTGTTAAATAAGAGTATATACGGATGAAAAGAAATAGTTGTTTTATATACCCAAAAACGGTTCGTGAATCTGTGGAAGGTATACGACATTATGATGTTGGTAAAGAAAAGTTACCGAGTGTTACGACCATACTCAAAGCTACAGAGTCCGAGGAGAAACGACAAAGCTTAGCGAACTGGGCAGCGCGGATCGGGGAGAGTGCTGCAGAGAAAATTAAAGATGAGTCTGCGGCGCGCGGAACGGCGATGCATAAAATTCTTGAAAAATATATTTTAGAGCAAGGTTATTTGGATCTAACCAACGTGGGCAAACAAGCACACAATATGGCTCTGCAAGTAATACAAAAAGGATTATGTAATGTTTCAGAATATTACGGCACAGAATGCACGTTATATTATCCTGGTCTATATGCAGGACAAACAGATTTAGTAGGTGTTCACAAAGGACAGGATGCCATCATGGACTTCAAACAGACAAATAAACCAAAGAAAAGAGAATGGATAGAAGATTATTGCCTGCAATTAGCAGCGTATGCTATGGCACATAATTTTATCTACAAGACACAGATAACAAAAGGTATTGTTATGATGTGTAGTAAAGATAACTTTTATCAGGAGTTTGTAATTGAAGGGTTGGAATTCCAAAAATATAAACATAACTTTTTAAGGAGGGTTGATGAGTATTATAAAACAAGATCAAAGAAGGCTGGATAATATAGCAAAAGCTTATTGGAAAACATCTGGAGAAGTAAGAGAGATGTGGGGCCGTAAATGGTACGAATTAGTAAAAATAATAGGAAGGAAATTAGATGAGTCTAAGATTGAGAGATCTGCAGCAGGTTCTAGGAAAATTCACTGATGGCAACAAAGGCACTGCCATATCCGATTGTTTCATTTATATGGAAACGGATAATGGAAACCTTGCTGAAGTGGGTAGAATAGAATTACAAGAAAGCAGACTAATAGGAAAAGCAAATAGTTCTGCCGCTTGGCGTGTAGTTTTAAAACAAGATAAAAAATTTATTAACCTACAATCTACAACGTATAAACAAACATGATTAAGAATCCCTTGGGAATGGGGTGGAAGCGAGAGTGGAAGCCCCAAAGAAAAACGATGAAAAAACTAGTAATACAGAGCAAGAATATAACTCCTAAACAATGGTCTATACTCGTTTTGGAACTGAACTTAATGCGTAAAGCCTGGAAACCTTACGCAAAAGTAGAAATAATAGGTTCTGGTGTCAAAAAAATAGTAAAAAATGGTACAAGACCTTATAAAATTTAATCTGTGCCAATGTATAGTAGAATATTTGAGCAAATTTTTTTTTCAGTGATAAAAAAAAACTGGTGGCACACGTGGCACACCCCTTTTTTGAGCTATTATCGTTGGTATAAGCCAATAATAGTGTGCCAAAGGCCTTGGCACAGCTTGGAACAGGCAGTATTGTTGACCAATATGTTAAATAAGCTAGGTTTTACAACAACTATTTCAGAATGTACTCGACGCGCGCGACCTTTTTTGTTTTTTAAAAAACTTTTTTGCCCAAATATTCCACTTATAGTATAAGATCTCATGCCTAGACAACTCAAGAAATCAAAGTACAAATCAGTAGTCATCAAGAAGAAACGATATTATTTTTACAAAATTACCTGGGTCGATATCACGGGTGATTCTTCGCATGCAGATTTACATACAGCATTAGGTATGATGCCATCTGTGATGATTACTCATGCATACTTACTTTGCAAAGACAGAAAGAATGTTAGAACGTTTGCATCTTATGAAGAAAATGATGAATTGTTTAGTGATAGAAATGTATTTCCAAGAGGATGTGTGTTAAAAATGGAAAAAATAAATGAAAAATAAAACCTTGACTAAGAATATGCCTAACGTAAAATGGCATGCAATACCACCAGTGCGTGGTCCTAACCCACAAGGAGTAAATTATGGGAATAATAAGAAAAATAATGGTAAAAGCCCACGAGTTATATTGCCAAGCAAACGAGATAACTAATCGGATTCAGGGTTTGACTCTTTTGGCAATTCTAATTCTTCTAGCTTTATCTCTTCAGGCGTAATATTAATAATTTCTTTGTTGTCATCTATAATCTTTTTAAGTCTATCTTTGATTTCAGATGCTGACATGTTGTCAACATTACCTGTCATAACAAGCTTTTGATCAACGTAAAGTCCACCAGCTTTTCCACGTGCAACTTCTGCATTCACTGCAGCTGACCACGCTCCTTTTGCAAGTGCCTGGTTTCTAATCTGTGCTAGCTCTGATATGTGTTTCTCAAAACTAATCCCATATTTTTCTTGCACCTCTGCTCTTAGTTCTCCTATGTATTTAACTACCAAAGGAGATATTTTTGGGTTTCTTAATTCTGATGCAGCTTGTCTTGGTCTAGTTTTATAACCTGCCTGAAAGGCTGCTTCTGCAGGAGATAGTCTACCCTCGTTGTAAACTAATAATTCTGCAAATTTTATCTGTCTCTCTGTTAATTTAGCTGGGACTCCCATAATGTTTGACTTATATCGTAATCTATCGTATCAGTCAATTGTGAGACTAATACTAATATTTATATTGTTATCTGGATGTGCAAGAGACTTTGACATCAATCCAACTACTACAATTGTAAGACAACTTTTTAAGGCTTCGTACGATGAAACCAGAGTCAAAACTTTGGCAAAAACTGAAGAAAAATACACCCAAAATTCAATGGACTAGACTGGAATCCTGGAGTAGTTTTGGTACACCAGATCTGTTGGGATACCATGATAATTGTGGTTTTTTCATGGTTGAGTTAAAGATTGCAACAGGCAAAAAGATACACTTTTCTGCACACCAAAAACTATTTCATCTGACCAGAAAGCAACGTAACTTTATCCTACTCGAAGAGGCCTCTTCCTCTTCGATAAAACTTTATGAAAGTTC